CCACTAGAACCAGATGTACCAGATGTACCTGATGTGCCTGATGTACCTGCGTTTATTAACCCCTGTAAATACGTTAGGTTATTATCCATCTCAGCAGCTGTGAGTGGAGCCCCTTTAGGAATTCTTGTTACTAATGCCATATTTTATAATTACTAATTAGATTGCTATAATAGTAAATATAAATATTGTTTAAAAATAAAATAATTAAACTTTAGTTTTTGCTTCAGTTGGGATTGGTGTTTCTACCGGTTCTGGAGTTGTTGGTTTGGGTTTTTCCGTTTTAAGACGTAAAACGGGATGTATTGATTTAAGAAAATCTTTTTTGAATTTAACTTCAGATGCTTGTTTTATTCCTTGTAAAGAATACGTTCTATATGGTGTTGGATTTAAGTTATAAATTGGACTAGTTTTTACAAACTGAGCAAATAATCCACTACCATCTTTACCACTCTTTTTCAATACTTCATCTAAAGTTTTAGATTTTTCCCATGCTTCATTAGTAATACCTGGATTAAATAATGGTTGCAACCATTTAAAAAATTTATCAGGTTTTATTTCACTTAATTTTATACAAGATATTACCTTTTCAGGAGAAATACCTATCACAAATACATAAGCGGTATTATTACCAGAAAAACTTTTTTGTTTACCGTCCGCATAAACATACGATTCAATCATATATACGTTTCTCGGTTTAATCGCTGTTTTACCAACGCCCACTTCTTCTTCTATATATGATTTGTATAAATTTGCGAACGGCATTTTAAATCTTATTTAATTTTGGTATTTGCATTTTAGTTGAATTCACAGTTGGCATATTGAATGGGACTAATTTGGGTTGTTCTTTTACATAAGTATTAAGTATTTGCTCAAATTTCTCATTCATTTTATCTAAGGTGAAGTTTTTTAAAGTATTTTCTTTTAACCCCGCTGATTTTTGTAAATATGTATTGTAATTGTTATATACATCATATATTTTATTTGCCGCATTTGAATAATTTGCGGTAAACCATTGTGCTTCTTTCATACAAAATTGGTCAGCTGCCGATTCATGTACAGGTGTTAAATTACCTTCTAATAAAACTGCATTATCCGGTGGTAAAAAGTCCATTTGTCCACTCCATCCACTAGCAATAATTGGTTTACCTGTTAGGGTAAATTCAGCCATAGGTCTACCATATCCTTCACCTTTAGTAAATGATATCATTGCTTTAACTTTTGGATGATGATATAAATTACTCATATCACTTTCTTCCATATCACCATGCAATAGATATATAGATGGGCATTTATCACCGAATGTTTTTAACACACCTTCAAGTTTTTCTCTAGTCGCTTCTCTATCTATAACACTAAATCCAGCATGCGATGTTTTAACGATAAGACCGGGTCTTTTATCTTTTGGAAGGTATTGGAATACGGTTGCAAATGTTTTAATTGCCATACCAATATCCTTTCTATCTTGTCCTAAATCTCCTTTTAACCAATGTCCTACAATTAGAAAGTTAAAATCCTCTTTTACATTAGCCAATACATCGTTACCACTTCCTTTTAAAAATATTTCAGTATCAACTCCTTCAAAAAGAACTTCGATTGGCTTTGTTACTTTAATTTCTCCAACGATTTGGTCAGTTGCTTGGTCTTTTTGCTGATATACAGTTCCACCTAAGTTTTGTTTTGTAAAATTAGATGGTACTATAATTAAATCCATTTTATTAGAACCATCGATAAAATCTTTTGGTGCTATTGTAGTTTCCACACCAGCAGTTACACCAATGTTATAGTGTCCTTTTGGTTCGAATTCGTTTGCTACTGAAACTTGTACAAACACATCCGGTTTTCCATCGGTAGCACCAATAACTCTTTCTAACATCCATCTTCCGAATTCGTCTTGGTCACTTACTTGATTTTGTGGAGTGTTACCCCATCTCAAAGGTATAATTTTAATATCATACTTATCCATCCTGCGTAGGGATTTCATTAAATCTCTACAATGGTCACCGTAACCACTACGAGTGAATATAGGTCCTTGAAATACTAATGTTGGTTTCATTTATATAACTTATTTAATTTTAAATACTTCGAATCTTTCTCTTGGTTTCCAATTTTCAAAAACTGATTCGATTCCGTTTTCTAATTGCTCACACATATTTGTATGTGTTAATCCCATCTCTCCGATAAATGCTTCTCTACCCACCAATGCGTTTGCTTTACGAACTTCTTTTGGTGTGTTGTACATTTTCTCAATTGCTTCAGCAACATCCTCTATATCAACTCTATCATCCCAAATATAAGGTGTAGGAACTGAACCTGCTAATGCTAATGCTCTACTCCATACAGGCAATGCCCAAGGACCAGGTTTAGCTTTTCCTTCCCACTCTCTCCATTGGTGAAGTGAACCAATCTTAATGTAATCTTCTGCAGTTAGCATCTTACCATCAACTTCAAATCCACATTGGTCTTGCAATCCACCAGTTACGTTTACAATGATTGGAGTTCCAGCCATTACCGATTCTGCAGTTGCTAATCCAAATCCTTCGTTGTTAGCAATGTTGATTGTGGCATCTACCATATTGTAGATAAGATTCAATTCTTCTTGAGGTCTTCTCTTTTCTGAAAATATGATATTACATTCAGGTGCCATCGTTTCAATTACTGCATATAAATCAGTACCATTCTCATCAACAGGTTGTGTGTGCATTACTAAACAAACCTTTTCTGCTTTTTCTTTACCAATCTTATCGCAAAACTTTTTAAATGATACGATAACATCCGCTGGTTGTTTTCTTCTGATGTTACGATTACTCCAATATAATACAAAGTCATAATCTTTACCACCTAAAATTTCTTTACGGAATTCAGCCGGTACATCTGCAGGTTTATAAATGTTTGTATTAATACCATGCGGTACATAACTAACTTGCCAATCCTTCTTAGGTTTCCAAGTTGGTTTAGTATCTAGCGCTGATAATCTTTTAATAATACCATACGTTTGGCGAGAGATACATCCAATCCAATCACAACTCTCATAGTAGTTACGATTGTATAATGGGTCTGGCAAATCATCCCATATTGCGTAAAATAGAATTGGAACGTTTTGTCTGATTTCATGTTCGATATCATACAACCATGTCCAATAACGAGGGTCAGTAAAGTGTAAGATAGCATCAGGTTGTTCCGTATTGATTAATTGTCTAATCAAATCCGCGTTACCATAACCATTCCAAGGTAAAATCTTTACACTAGCATCAGCTATTCCATAATTCTTTTGGATATCCTCACTTACATCTAAAACCTTACCAGCTTCAGGGTGATTAATTGCTGCACCTACTTGAAACCAATCGTATTTGTGTACTGTACCTAGTACTAATTCTTTTGACATTGTGGCTATACCACTTGCCATTCTTAAGTCATCTGAAAGTAACAGAATCTTCTTTTTTGCCATAACTTATTTGTGTTGTTAAAATTGTGAACCTGAAATTTGTAGTTGTAGGTACTCATTCATTTCTTTTCTAAACTCATCATCCTTAACATATCTTTCCACTGTTCTATTTACCAGCTTTTGAAGTGTTACATCAGAATCGAAAGAAACCTTTTTGAATGATGAATATACATCTTTCAGTATTTTCACAGTTGTTAGTTTTGTGTTGTCTTGATTCATTATAAATATATTTGTATATATAAATATAAAGTTTTCAAAAAAACATAAATTTTTATTTTGTAGCCTTTTTATCACATATTCCCCTATTCCCAAACTCACAAAACTTACAATTCTTTTTTGCTGCACCTGGTACTTTAGGGAATTCGATATCTTTAAATCCACCACCATCATCAAATACAGTATTAATAAATTCCATAAACTCATCATATACCTTCTTAACAGATGGAGAACCATGTGCTGGAATATGCTTTGATACGTGTGGTACTGGAAATGCAGAATCTTCAGGTAATTTTCTACGAAGTATCTGATACTCCACTTTAATCTTTTGTAATGGAATATTAAATAACTCTGAATAATACTTTTTGTATAATAGTATTTGTGAGTTCTTCATCTTATCAGCTTTTTGATACTGATTCCATCCCATAGTGGATGTCTTTAAATCTATAATAATGATTTCGTTTGATGCCAAATCTCTAATAACAATATCAATAAATCCAATAAAGTGTACACCCTCTTTAATGGTTGCGTTTAATGGAATCTCAATACCCACTAATTCAAATCCACTCTTTGAGTAGAATTTGTGCATATGCTTATCCAACCATTGTAGAATACGTCTACCATCACCATAAAATTCTTCTAATTGAATTTGACTACAAGGAGTTCCTTCGCTCATTTTATCAGCTTCACTTTTATAAGCTTCTCTCATTTTTTCCAATAAGAGTTTATCTTTGTTGATTTCATCTGCTTGCTTTTTAGAAACACCATACATAACCGAAAGGTAATGTTGGATAGTTTCGTGCATAGCAGTTCCAAAGATTGTATGGATATTAGATGAACTTTCACCTAACTTATCTATGTAATTTAATTTGTATTGATGTGGACATGAACTCCACATACTATATTGTGAAAATGATACCTTAGCCATTATGTTGTTTTATTGTATAAAGATACGAAAAATACCCGAGTTTACCAAATTAAACTTTTAGTTTTAACTTAGTAATTTGTTTAGGGTCAGTACCATAATTCTCTGCAATTTCCTTAATATGCATCTTACCGCTGGTAGTTTCATAGAGAATTTTAAGATAATCCTCTGCTTCTGATTTGGATACTTCGTACTGCCTTGCTACCAATTCTACAATCCAATCTTCATACTTTTCAGATGATGCGGGCTTCATATATTTTAGAAATGCTCTTGTCTTTGGAATCAATCCAATTAGACAAAGATACATTGCTTTAGGAGGTGCCTCCTGAATGTAAGGTTGTATATCTGCGATTAATTCTATCCACTCAGGTTTCATAGAAAGAAAACGGAGTATCATATAGTTACTCCAAGTTTTCTTTTCACTTTCTTCCAAAGTGTCCCAATACTTTGGGTCTTTCTTATCACAAATTGCGTTTAGATGGTCGAATAATGTTTTAGCCATATTATGCTTCTTCTTCTACTTTTAAACCCGGAGGTAATAAATCATTTAATACTTCACCACAATCACCACATAAGAATAACTCTACTGGTAGAACTTCATCCTTTGGTTTGCCAGTTAATAACTTTGAAATCTTACGAAATCCAAAACCTTGTACGAAAATCTCACCACCGCATTTTTTACATCCGATTGCTTCGGTTTTTTCTAAAGGTATTGGTTTTTCTTCTTGTCCTCCGATTGGTTGCCCACCTGCTCCTAAAATGTTAGCCATTATATAATATTTAAAATTTGAATTAATGTAGCTGCTGCGATAATTTCTTTATCAATTGCTACTGCTGATTTACTTACGCCATCTCCTAATAAAAGAATGATGTTAGCTGTGTTCTCTCCACCATATTCTTCCACCTTATCATATAAGGCTGTATATAAATCCGTAAAATCATTTGCCTTAGAATCAATAAGAGCTTGTCTTACTTTCATATACTTATTTCTTTTATCATCTTTTGAAGATAGAATATCAATGATTTTTGTTTTATAATCATTTTCTAATAAATTAGATACATCTACTTTTAACTTACCTTTAAAAGAATTAGATTGACAGGTATTGATAACTTTACGAATATCCGGATATGATGCATCAATGATAGGAACTAAATCCTTTACATCGAATTCAACATTCTCCGCATTTAAAATGTTGCTTACTTGAATTGCTACATCTTTTTTAGTTGGAGGGATGATTTGAAAAGATTGGCATCTACTTTGAATGGGAGGGATTATTTTGTCAACATAGTTACAAGTCAAAATAAATCTACAATGTGCTGAAAATGTTTCCATTACATTACGAAGAATTGCTTGGCCTTGATGTGTTAAGTAATCTGCCTCATCTAATATTAGAATTTTAAATGGTTTAAATCCC